TAGCTGTGCTTCGTCAGCGTTAATCTGTGCTTTGAAGTTTGCGTAGTCGGTGTTGTCAAGTGCAAATGGAATAAAGGTATTATCTTTGGTTCGCACCACAGAATTAACATTATTGTTGAAATCTTTAAATAATTTATACATTTATAACTCCGCTGAAAAAGCAACAGAACCACTACTATTTGGATAAAATGCAGTATAGGCTGTGTTTGTAGCCGTAACATATGCCAAAGCACCTTGTTTAGATAAACTTATTACTGAAATTGTTCCACCAGTATAGTTTGAACCACCCCATGTTCCACTAACAGTTGCAGACGGAGTTCCTCGCATGGTAACCACATGAGAAATAGCAATTCCCATAGCATTTGTTGTAGTTTGATATCCATATACTGATGGCACATTATTTGCAATTCCATCAGGATTTGTCACCGAATAATACCTCTGACACAAAGCCAATTCAGTCCCATAACTTCTGTAATCAAAGCTAGTAGCGGTAGAGCCTACTTCGAGTTGGCAACCAGTCAGATAGAAGGTTGCTCCGTTTGTGCCGACTACGGATGTTGCGCCTGTGGCATTCCAATAATTTGCAGAAGCCCAAGCACCAGCCGTTCCTTGAAATGTTGTGCCAACTCCAAGACCAAATATAAGCGCAATTCCAATGCCATTGGTTGTTAGCCAAGTCCCACTTGTTTCACCAGCAATAGTTACAGATTTTTGTTCCCAAGTATTTGCAGACGATATTGTGTAAGTAAATGGGTAGCTTCTAGTATTATCTGCATTTTTTAATACCCCACCAAAAGTTCCTGTTAGCGAACTACGCACCCAAAACGACAAGGTTACTGTTTGAGCGTTAGCAGTCCCCCACATCAAATCTGCCATGTTATAACCTTCAACGCATTGTCGAATGGAAATATAATCACCTGAATTTACTGTGTATGCAGATAATGATGTAACACCCAAATAATTTCTAAAACCTGCTGGTGGTGTTACAGAACCAGCGTTTTGTTGAATAGAATATTTTCCTGCGGCAGATGCCCATCCTTGCCATCTATCAAGCGTGTATTGTCCATCTGTAGGAGTAACACTAGCACCAGCATTACGCTGGTCAATCACGCATGCGCCATTTATTATTTTGTTCTTAAATGCTGTAACAGTTCCCCACGAAGTGTTAGTACCGTCGGTAGTTAAGAACTTACCTGCATTACCAGTTTGCGAAGGAGTGTAACTTGCAGCCAGGGTAGCAGAGGCTGCAGCAGCAGTGGCAGAGTTAGCTGCATTGGTTTCAGATGTAGCGGCATTCGATGCAGAAGTCGCTGCAGCACTGGCTGAGTTACTTGCATTAGTTGCACTGGTTGAAGCAGCCGAAGCAGAGTTACTAGCATTAGTCGCTGAAGTAGCTGCATTACTCGCTGAAGTAGATGCTGCAGATGCACTCGATGCAGCGTTAGAAGCTGAGGTACTGGCAGCAGAGGCTGATGAAGCAGCGTTACTAGCAGATGTTGATGCAGCACTTGCACTAGCAGCAGCGTTAGTCTCTGCTGTTTCTGCATTAGTCTCTGCAGTCTCTGCATTGGTCTCTGCTAGTTCAGCAGCAGTCTGTGCAGTCTGAGCTGCAGTAGCAGCGTTGGATGCAGTCGTTGCTGAAGACGCAGCAGCAGTAGCAGAGTTACTTGCGTTAGTAGCAGATGTTGAAGCAGAGCTTGCACTGTTATTTGCATTAGTTGCAGACGTAGAAGCGTTACTTGCGGAGGTAGACGCAGCAGAAGCACTGGAGGCTGCATTGCTGGCAGACGTAGAAGCTGCACTAGCAGAACTAGCAGCGTTTGTTGCAGAGGTAGAAGCTGCAGAAGCAGACGAAGCAGCATTTGTAGCAGCAGTCTCTGCATTTGTTTCTGCTGTTTCAGCATTCGTTTCAGCAGTCTCAGCGTTAGTCTCTGCTGTTTCTGCGTTAGTCTCAGCTAACTCTGCAGCAGCCTGAGCAGCTAAAGCAGCATCTCTAGCAGCTTCCGCTTGCTGTCTTGCTGTGATTGCTAGTAATACTTCACTTGCAGAATCTTCTGTGGCATCTCCCGCACCACCAGCTCCACGATAAATTGCCAAGATCTATCTCCTTATTTGTTTAAATACACTCATCGAATGTACTTAAACAAAACTCCCTAGCCGAAACTAGAGAGTCTTGAGAGTTACTACTAAGCGTTAACAGCGAGTACGAAACCAGCCTCAGGACGTACAGTCTTAACACCAAAGAGGGTGTCAGCGGTGTACAGAGTCGAGAGATACTCTTGCTTGTACTGGGTCTGTGAACGAACAGCCAACTGCTCAGCTAAGACCATAGAGTCTTTGTGTGCGAGGATAGCTGCTTTGATGTCGCCACCGTTGGTAGCAGTGTTCTCAGCGTCAGTCTCGATGATCGGGCAGTTGCTCGATACATAGATATCGATACCATAGAGGCTACCGATCTGACCGTTCTGAACACCACGACCATCAACGAAGTCAGAGCTGTTGTAACGGTTCTCACCCATGATTGCATTACGAATCGAAGGAGGAATCACGAAAAAGCGATTATCCATCGGAACGTCAGCATCATCCATCTTCTGGATTAGGTTACGGAAACCAGCATCAGTGAACACGTCAGCAGGAACTACAGTGTCAGCAGCGTAAGCTGTGAGACCAGTAGAAGCATCGATGTAATAGCTGTTGCTATGAACGAACGTGGTTGTACCGTTACCAAAGGTTTTACCTAATTGGAACAACTCATCGTCAACTTTCTTAGCCAAAGCGTAACCAGCATCTTCGGTGTAGAAGCGACGTAAAGAAGCCAAAGCTTGAACTTCGACGATGTCCTCAATAAAGCGTGAGTACTCGAAGTGCTTGTCAATAACAACTTGAACTTCGCTCTCGGTATCAGCTTGAATGTTGACAACGGTGTTAGCTGCCTTAGCAGAAGCGTTACCACGAGTTGGCTTAGGAATATGGAGCGTATCGCCCTTCTTACCACGCATCGTCATTTTGTTGACGAGGTTTGCCAAGACTAGGTTCTTCTTGTATGCAGCAATGACTTCATCAGACCAAATTTCTGGAATAAACTTATCAGCATTGGTCTTGTTAACGATAGAGGCTGAGCCTCCTGGATATGCAGCAGTAGTTAAAGCCATTTTTAAAATCTCCTAAATTAAATTATTAACGTACCCTGCCCTCTGCGTAAGCTTGGAGAATTTCATCTGCCATGCTTTCGTAACGAGCTGGGTCTTGCATTCTTAAGCGAATAAGATCTGCACGACGATAAACAGGTTTTGTTGATTCCCCTGTACCACCTTGCTGTACTGCAGCAGTCTTAAGTGCTTTGCTTCGGTTCTCTTCTTCGACCTTCTTCAGCGACTCGTCAGCAGCTTTGGTAGCTTCTACTTTTTGTTGTTTGACGTTGCGTAGAGACTTGTAAGTATCTAGCAGTTCTAACGCTGAATCTACATCGTAGTTGTTTGCCTTAGCAAAGAGCTCCATCCGTACCTTTGATCCTTGAATCCAAGAAGCAAAGTCATCAGACTGAGCAATATTTAAGTAATCAGGATGTGCTTTCTCAATCGTCTGCATCGCAACCAACGCAGCTTGTTGAGCCTGTTGTTCTTGCAATTGCTTCAGTACTGGGTTGTTTGCTACAGCCTGGTTTACTGCCTTTGCGGGGTCTTCAAACCAATCAATCTCTTGTGCTTTACTTGGCTGTGTGTCGTGCTTCTGTTCGAGTTGTTGCTTTAGAAGTGAGTCAGCTAACTTACGTACTTCACCAACCTCTTGTGCCTGTCGTCCGATTAACTTCTCGGCTTCTTGGTGCATCCTAATAATCTCGTCTAGAGATTTACCACGATACTTCTCAGGTAGTTCTGGTGAAGGAGCAGCCTCTTCAGGTTGTGCTGAAGCTTGTTCTACAGCGTCTGGGGTTGAACTCTCTTCTTGTGTTGGATCGGTAAACTTCTCGTTAGTTTCTTCTTCTTGCAGTTCGATAAAATTAGCAGCCATGTATATTCTCCTGTCGCAATGCGATTTTAGGACATTTAAAAAATAGCTCGGTGGTCAAGAGTCCATTTACGAGCCGTGGTTTGCTGTTGATTTTCTTTCCAATGCCAGCTTCTCAGCTCTCATCTTTGCCCATCGTGCAGTAGCACTAGGGAAATCTCCACAGATAGGGTCTAAGCCCAACCGAGGAGAGGAAAGAATGCGAGTAGCAACCTCGCCACACTCACCACACTGAACTTCTTTTGTGTCTACTTCGACGAAGGCTTCAGTGTTGTGTGAATTCTTACATACAAAGTCAAACATTCGTCTTGGCATTCTCAGATTCCTCCTGAAGTTGCTCGTAGACTTCGTTACTTGACTCTCTTAAGTTCTTTAACCACGTCATGATAGAGATTTCTCCCTTCCTGAAGTGGAGTTGCTCTATAGTTTCTACACCTTTGACGGTGTCTGTGGAGCTAAGCATTAATTCTAAGTCTTCTAACAGATCCTGCCACCCTTGGGTAGCCATCATAGCGAATCTGTTCTCGTAATAATCCTGTAATTCTCTGTTCATACTCTTTTTCCTTGACAAGGAGAGTTTATTGTGTTAGTATAGTAAATATTATACCATATTTTTATAGATTTGTCAAGCTTTTATTGCATTTTCGTAGCAGTTTGCAACATAGCAATACGCTCATTGGATAGCATATCAGCCTCTTTAAGGGCTAAATTAGCGATCTTCTCCACTTGGGTGAAGGGGTCAGTACCCATTGGCTTATTCGCAGCCTCTACAGCCTTGATTTGAGTTTCTACTGGGATAGATTGGGCTTGAGCACCAGCCTTCTGAGCCTCAGCCATAGCCTTAGCAGCTTCAGCTTGGGTCTTCTGTAGCTCTGCCTGAGCCGTAGCCAGAGCCAACTGCTGCATTTGCTGCTGCATTGGGTCAGGTTGGCTCATTTGTTGTAGCCCAGCAATGATCTCCTCACGGTTGGAGATGCTAGAACCTTGGATTACACCCTGCAATAGCAGAGGAACGATAGGAGATTGAGCTCCTAAGGTCGACATTAAACCCATCATCTGCTGTTGTTCGTACTCACGAGCTACCATTCCTAGGGTAGATACTGGGAGGAAGCAGAAGTCTTTTACTGGATAACGATCTGGATCAAACTGCATGAAGCGATAAGCAGACTTGGTGATGAATGGGATTAAGAAGTCTTCTTGGAAGTTAATCAGAGTACGCTTGTTCTTCTTCATCAAGCCCGATAGAGCCATTGACAGACCAGCACCAGAAGCTTCTCCTGCAGCTACCTTGTCAGGCATTGAAGCAGTATCCATTGTTCCTGTAGCTTGGAGGAGCATGGACTGGAATGTCTGAGCAGTTCCCATGTTCATCGGATCTGTATTACCAAACTTGAATGGCATCATGATCTCGTTGGGATTACCATTGACGAGGAGATTCTTTCCAGGCTTCACATCGTACTTAGCACCACGTGGTAGACGAGTAGCGTCCATTGCCATCATCGGAGCAGTGGTCAAAGCAAGACTGTCTAAGTGGCTACGGATCTGAGCATCAATAGCTTTTTGCATATTGTAACCCTTCTCAGCAGTACCACGACCCCAGAAACGACCAGGCATCGAGTCAGCTTGATAGGCGACAATAGGACGATCCTTCATCATGTAAGGATTCTCTTCAGCTTTTAAGAGCCACTGATCGTCAGCGATGACAACCAAAGCTTCTACCATGTCTTGGTAGTCTTCAGCTTCTGAGCCCTCAGGGAAAAGATCTACAATCTCTTCTCCGTCTTTCTTCTTGATCTCTTCTAAGTATTCACGAGGAACTTTACCATACCAGCGGATGACTCGTACTTTACCATCTTGCTTAGGAGACATCTCTTGGACAGGCTCTAAGTCCATGTCGTTGTAGCTAGGAGTAATTCCTACTTTACGGTATGTACCATCAACCATTCCTTCGATAATTTTAAAGTAAGGCATGTACTCCTCAATCGCTACACCCAGTGAAGACTCAACATCACGAGCGTTAGGATCGATGAGGAAATTACGAGGATTGATTGGGTTAAGGTGTACCATGAACTTCTTCTGCTCAGTAACACCAATGGCTGCCATGCTAGTGCCAGGGATAGGCTGAGTAGACGGATACATCACAGTCTTCTCTTCGATGGTGATCTCTCCGATACCAGTGCCGTACAGTTCTCCTAAGAGAATAATATCATCAATTGCTTTCTTGACTTTAGTGAACTTAAAGTCTTCATGCATCTGCTGCCGTACTAACGGAATGTCAGTTTTGTCTTGATCTTGGCGATCATCCGCAATATCGAAGAACTCACCCCGACCAAAAACAGCTTCAGAGATCTCAGCTTGTTTTCCCTCGATCGCTTGTTGCAACGCTGGAGTAATAATACGAGATCTCTCGGACTCACGTGTCTTGTCAGCCCCATCCCAGATTCCCCGCCATAGTCTTTCATACTCTTCCCACTTATCTAAATAATTAACATCCCGATGATCTCTCCATCGTGTCGTATGGTCGACGATGAAAGATACTAATTCTTTATCAGACTCAGTAACTGGATCTTCTTTAAATTCTGCCATGTTTTAAATTCCTGGAATAGTTGATTGTGGAACTTGCATCTGAAATGGATTGGCTGCACGAGGAGCAGTCATGTTGTCAATCGTCACACCTGCTCTCATGTTTGCAGGATCTGTCTCGATAGCCATCATTGCAGGATTTTGGATACGCTCTGCTACGTTCATACCACGACGCTGTTCTGTCTGCCGAGCGAATACTTCTCCAGCTACTTTCATGTAGTCTGCTACGGACTGTTGGTAGGCTTGAGTGGTGATATTCTTTGCTTCGATTGCTGCATCAAGAGCAGGATACTGCTTCGCATTAGCGATGAACTTATCAGCCATGTCTTTACTGCCGAATGCTTTTGCTAAACTAGCACGAGCTGATGCACCGTCTTTTGCTGTTAATCCAGCTATTGCATCGATCACTGAGTCTTTATCAAAGCCAATGCCTTTGTACTTCTTAGCAAACTGTAATGACTCTGGTATTGATTTAGCAATGACTTGGGATAAAGCCTGAGAAGCATCTTTGTATAGTTGATTCTCGTTTAACGTAGCAGCGAAGCTCTCACCTTGTGTGAAGAGTTCTTTGCCTTGTACATAGTGTTGTACTTCATGGAGTGCAGTCTTTACTGGAGCGTCGGAGCTCTTCCACTCAGGATGCTGACGATTGAATAGGATCATGTTCTGCTCAGGAGCAAAGGCTGCTAAGCGAGAGGACATAGGATCATCGATGAAAGAAACGGTTAATTCGTTGATGTCTGGATAAGCTTTCTTTAGCGTGTCAGCTTTGAACACTTCGTCGAAGGTTAATACTTCGTTCTCTGGGATCTTGTTCAGATCTACACCACGCTGGAGAGATACATTCTTATCGCTGATCTCCATCATCGACTTGTTAGCCACAGGGTCAAACGCTATACCCTGCTTAGCATACAGATTATTCCACTCATCGGCAGGAAGTCTAAACCAATCACGCTGAGCGTCTTCTAATGTCTTGATTGCTGCAGGAGCATCCATGACACCTGCTTCGCCTAGATTCGTAATTCCTTCTCTACCAATGAACATCTCTGGTACAAGACTAGGAGCAATACGAGTAGAGCTTCTAAACAAACCTTGTGCTTCTAGGTTATCTACTAACGCAGGAGCTACTGTCCTAAATAAGCTTCCAACTATACTCATCTAATATCCTGTTATAAAGTCACTCGGTTCATATTCATCTTCCTCTTGATCTGTGAAGTAAGACGTTACAGCCAATTGGTCGACATAACTTAAAGCATCCACTAAGTCGTCATGCACCTGTGGAGTAGGGAACATTAGGAGCTGGTCGATGAATTGTGTCCAGTCCTCATCCTCATTTAGTACTACTTTACCATGCTCGAATCGTCCCTGTAATGCCCAGACAACTCGTTCTGTCTTTTGTTTACCACCGTGGGTTAAGTCTTGTATATGAGCGTAGACATTGTTAGATCGCATCAGATCGCTAAGATAGGGTAGTACAGCGTTACGCACTGTGCCTCGTTCAATCCCCACACCCACTGGCTCAAAGTCTCGAATGTTCTTAAGAATCTTTGCTGCAGCTTCTTTAACATCCCACCGCCCATGTTCTATTTTTCTTATAAACCAGACACCATCATCTGTTACCTTCACTACAGCGATTGCTGATTCGTCTAACTTCTTCGCTCTGGAAGAGGAGTAGTTCTCGTTCTTAAACCCAGCTAAGTCGATTGCGATGTGGTAGACTCCGTCATTCGGTTCTTCACCATATCGTATCCACTCTTCTTTAAATAAATCTGTTCCAGCATTATCGAAGCTTGCTTCATATTCCTGCTTAAACGCAAAAGAAGAGAGTGTCTTTTTAGCTCCTTCAATTTCCTTCGGATCGATGAGCGGGTTATCTTTGGTAGTAAAATGCCACGCTTTCCACTCCTCATCCTCTTCCGAGATTCCAAGATTGTACATCTCATAAAACCAATTTCTTCCCTTCGGAGTACCGATGAACAGTGCTTTACCTTTCTTATCTGATAAGGCAGCACGGAGTACCTTCTCCCATGTCTCACTCTTGATATCCGCTACTTCATCGAGGACAAGAAAAGTAAGGCTAACACCACGTAAGGTATCAGGACGATCAGAACCACGGACATAGATCTTAGCACCATTTATAAGTGTGATGTCCATGTTATTGACATGACTACCACTGATCACATCCCTACCTAAGTCCATGAGCAAGTCCCAGATAATCTGTCTTGCTTGTCCTTGCGTAGGAGCTACATACATCACTGCTGAGCCTGGAGGACACCTCAATCCCTCTACGAGGAGAGATACTGCTGAGAGTCTACTCTTACCACAGCGTCGTCCTGCTACGATAACCTTGAATCGTGTGGTATCGCTAAATACTTGTTTTTGCCAAGGTAGAAGCTCGAAATTAAGATTCATCTTCTTCCATGTCGATTGTCTCGACAGCCTCTACCTTAGTCTCACCTAAACCAGTGATGTTAATGGTTACAGCATTCCGCTGACCCTTAGCATCTTTCTCGAATAGGGAGACAGGTAGAAGTCTATCCATGCACATCTTCAGACATGCTACCTGGTCTTTATCGTTATCGTCTAAGGCTTTCCTTAAGACAGTATCGATTACCTTTGTTCCTGTTGTACTGAGGAGTCTAGCTTTGAATTCAGCGATCCTACCAGTATCTCCTAAGGGTCTACCAACTTTTCCTCGGTTACCCTTCTTCTTCGCTTCTACGACAGCCTTAGGTGGACGACCCCTACGAGGGATAGACACAACAACTGAATTGTTTTCTTTATCTTCTAAGTCCACTTCTAAGCCTTTTCCTACGTAAGTAGAGACTAACATTTAATTATAACTTATAACTCCTAAGTTCTCTTCTAAGTTAAACTTAGAAGTTATACTAAGTAGTTTTATATAGTAGTGTATTTTATATATTCTTTACTTAGGAGAATTACGAAGCAGTTTTTTCTCCTTAGTACAACTATTATACCATACTTCTTAGATTTTGTCAAGTAATATTTTACTATGATGCTCACTATGTAGCACATATTACACAAAAACTACCTTATCTGTCTACAATGTGCAGCGGGTCTACCCAGTAAACTAGCACGTGTTCCGCAACTGTAGCTAACAAGCCTTTATCATTCACTAACGTAGCTTATCTTCTGTTATCTTCTACGATATATAAGTCATTGATTCTATTGTATTATTTATCTGTAGTCTTCTGTCGTTAACTTTAATCAATTTCTTTTATTTTAAAGTCTTCTTTAATTTAACTTTTTAGGTATTTCAGGGGTTATAACGCTCTAATTTGTTTGTCTAGCCCCCTCCCCCATGCATAAAAAGTCTAAGAAGTCAACTAGGGAAAATACCTATTGACAAACACTCAAAAGTATGAGCAAGAGAGGAGGATAGTGTTACTCTATTGACCCTGGAACTCGATAGTAACAATCAATCAAAAACTAGGGTTTTCCCTATGGACAAGTGCTTGAGAATTTGAGATACTAGGATCACTAAAACAAAAGGAGGTTTACCAAATGAGATTAACTCAAGAAGACCATATGAATATGTATTTTGTACTAGTTGAAGCACAGGCTAATGCAGAGTATGACCGTAAGCAAAGGCTAGAAATGGGTATAGATTTACAAGGCGATAAGCGTAGACTAGACCGTATTAATGATTTAGTTGCGAAGTTACAATTAAAGTTATTTGGCAGAGAATTGTATCAGTAAGGGTTTGCCCTAGTAGACAAATCCAGTTTACTAGGGTACTATTAAAACACTACAGGAGGAATTATGAAACAAGAGTATAGAACAGCATTCAATAGACTTAAAAAGCTAGGTGTGCCAGTTTACGAACATCCAGACGATAAGGGTAATTTTAGTATAGATTTAGAAGCACCTAGTGAACCTGGGGTTACATGGGCAAACTATTACGACGGATGGGCAATACCTGGATGGGATTTTGGAATTAACCCTAAGATTGACGAAGTACTAAATCCATTAGGATTGCATGTTGAATGGGTCAATCCAGGTAGACTAGCGATTTATGATTGATAGGGTAATCCCTAGTTGACTAAGTTAGTTTACTAGGGTATTCTAAACCAAATGGAGGGTTTATGGTTAAGTTAAGCAAAACAAGTAAGTTAGACGGTATCTTATCGTGGAGTCTTCAAGCTTTGGATACCTGTCCTGGAAGTGTAAAAGAATTGATTGATGGGGTAAAAGTATTGGTAGACGCTTGTAAAGGATGTTATGCGACTACAGGTAACTATCGATTTGCTAATGTGAAGAAACCTAGAGAATTCAATCGAGAGGACTGGAAACGAGACGAATGGGTTAGTGAAATGGTACGGGCTTTGGACTCATCCCGATATTTTCGATGGTTTGATAGTGGAGATATGTACGATATTCGCTTAGCAGAGAAAATCCTACAGGTTATGGCATTGACTCCACACTGTAAACACTGGTTACCTACACGAATGCATAAATTCGCTAAATTTAGAGAGGTTCTAGCGAGTATGCAAACCCTAGGTAATGTAGTGGTACGCTTCTCTTCGGATAGTGTCACTGGAGGGCTTATAGACGGTTTAAACACTAGTACTATTTTTAGTGATACCGTACCTGCTGGTGCATTCGAATGTAAAGCGTATCAACATGAGGGCAAATGCAATGGATGTCGTGCATGTTATGACAAGAGCGTGAGCGTGATAGCATATAAAGCACATGGGGTTAAAATGGCAAAGGTTATTAAGATTGTTGCAATGCAGTAAGATTTAGGGTTTATACCTATAGACAAGTGTATTAGATTGTAGTATACTTGTCTCATCAACTAAGCAAAGGAGAATTAAAAATGTTAGTATTCAATTATGCAAGTAAGAAGGATTTAAAAGCTAGTGTAGGTCAACGATTAAAGTATATTGAAACCAGTATTTTTGGTAATGAGTATCAGTCTACAGGAAAATTAGTAGGGGCTAATAGACCACACATTACTGGTAAGGGTAGAGAGTTTTTTGCCCAGGTTAAAATGCAAGATGGTTTAATTGTATCAGTCAAATAGGAGGGTTTTAAAATGAATACATTTGATGCAGTGGGAATTGCTGAAGGTTACATTGAAGCAGATAGTGAAGACCAAGTACTCGAAGCATGGCAAACCTTAGTAGATACTGGTATGGCATGGCAGTTACAGGGATGGTTTGGCAGGACTGCTAGACATTTAATTGAGGAGGGATATATAAATGAATAGGTTACAAAAGATTGAGCAGTTAGTAGAATGGTATTTTAATATGATGGATGTTGAAGACTTGGAGCAGTTTTATATCCAGTCTAAGACAGAATACTTCGATCAGTTTAGCGACACTGAATTAGATATTGAACTAAAGGAGATTGTATAATGTTATTTTCATTAACGATTAAAGTAGATAACGATGCTTATCAGAATCAATATATACAACATCAATTGATTGATAATCTAAAGGATGTTATATCTAAGCTTGAACAAGCAAGTGACTGGGGTATCGTGAGGGATGTTAACGGTAATAAAGTAGGCGACTGGGTGTTAGAATGAGCGTATGTAATCCAATTAAAGAGATAGTATTCGATGGTAAGAAACCTAGTTATGCCAGGGTTATGAGGGCAATAGGTGAAGAGATTAGTAAGGGTCACACTGATTTAGAGATTATCTGGGGAGAAAATTATATAGATTTATATTTTGATCCCAGAGTAAAGCAGTGGTTTGGTCATCGGTGGATTCGTGATATTGATGGTGCTAGAATCGCTGATGAATTGAATGAGATTCGAGCAGAAGCCCAGCAGTTTATTAAAGATCATTTCGTATTCGTAACCGTAGGAGATAAGTAATCATGGATAGAGCAGAGATGGTACAAGCATTAGTGCAGAATGAAATTGACTGGGTTATAGGAGACCCTACTCATGAGAATGTGCTACAAGTAGTAAGGTTTTTTACAATGGGTGGGTTCGATAACTATACGGATTCTAAGATTGAAGAGATGTACAATAAACTAACTGCGTGAGGATAATCATGGGTAAACTAAAGAATAAATTGATTGATGAGCAGGATCAGAAGTTAATCGAAGCAGAGAAACAGGAGTTTAAACCAGTGCGTGACTGGGCAGAGATTGCAGCAGACGATGAAGCACGATACCAAGCATATCGTGGTAATGATGGTGGTGTACGGTGGACTGGAGACTAACATGCATACTCAATTTAGACCATATATATTTCAAGACTTAGATAAACAATCAGAAACCTATAAACAATGGAGCATTCGCTGGAGCGATACAATGAGTATTGATGGGTATCCAACATATGATGATGCGTTATCAGATTTGTATATCAAAGTAACCAACAAAGCAATTAGGGAAGGTGTTGTATGATAGACAATGAAGACAAGTATCTGAAGTATTTATTATGGTTTGCACTTGCTTACTTTGGTGGACATGTGCTATACTATATTGGGTTAGAATTATCTTGTTATATTTATGGGATACTACAATGAAGAAACTATATAAGGTTTTAGATGAAGATGGCTCAGTAGTTAGAATCTTTGGTTATAAAGAAGAAGCAGAGAGATTCCTAAGACTAGATAAATCCTTTAAGATTCAAGTACTTATGATGGAGCGTAAGCGTAACGCTGAGAATAAATTTCAGTGGGCTTATAAAATTTTAGGAGATGCACTACTATGAGATGTTACTGCTGCAATAAAATATTATCAGACTTTGAAGCCACTCGTAAGAGTGTACACACTAACGAATACTTAGACATGTGTAATCGCTGCTACGCTACTGTGAGTGATGACTTACTAACATATGAAAGGACAGACCTATACGATGAAGACGAGGATTACGAAGGAGACGAAGGATTGGATAGTAACGAGTACGATTCTTTTGGTCGTATGGATAGTAAGCTTGACAATGATATTTAAATATGTTATACTATCTACTTAGTAGTTATACTATATAGTAGGTATTCTATATAATTATATTTATTAATATATACTTAGGAGTTTTAATTAAGGAGTAACTATGGAAGATAACTACGAAGAAGAGATGCACTATCATTTCGTCATACAAAATACAGTGGATTGTGCTCAGCGATATGGTATTGATGTCGTGCTACAAGATATCATCGATGCCTGGAACTTTAGACTCAAGCAACAAGACTGCACCATTGACATAGGGTACGAATACTCATGAACAAATTAGTCGAAGAAGCACCGTATCATCCAGGCTATGAAGATGCAGTGGTGTCTCCTGCTCAGAAGTACAAGGGAGTTGACCCTGCTAAGATGATCTGGAAACCAAAGCCATTAAGTGACGAGGAAATAGACGAGATATTAGAATCGTTAGATGTATATATTGATACTCACGCTGGGGTTAAGTTGTTTGCCAGAGCAATAGAAGAAAGGCATGGGATTAAATGAACAAGAATAAACGCAGTCTTGCAGAGGAAATAACCGAAGGTTTTGGTGCGTTGGAACGAATGCGTGAAATGGAAAAGCATTTAGAACATTATAAGAACAAGGCAGAGTATCTCGACAAGAGAGAATTAGAGTTACTTGCTAAGATAAGAAAGTATGAAGAAGTATTGCACGCTATCGCTAACGATTACCACGAACTCAGCGACCACAAGATAGAGGTTCAGGTTCGTAACCATAAGAAGTGGGCTAGGGATGTACTATCGGACACCCAATTACACCCAATTACCTTATCGGGAAATACTGCTAAGGATGTAAGCAATATCAGTAGAAATTTACAGAACGGGAAAGAATGAAAACAGATAGTAACTTTTTAAAGCATATACCATGCACTAACTGTGGTTCTTCGGATGCCAACAGTCTATACGATGATGGGCATGAGTATTGTCACAAGTGTACAACCTATAAGAAAGGCTCAGAAGCGATGGTTCAGGCAGTCCTAAGGGAGGGTATTACCGAGCATTCAAACGCTGCTCCTAAGCAGTTTAAATCAGTTTTAGAGGCATTGGCTAATGTAGAATCTACTCCAGTGGTGGAGCGTGGTATCACAACCCAGACTATGCACTTCTTTGGTGCAGGTTCTGATGGGTCAAGCTACTACTTTCCATATTGTGATATGACTGGTAAGGTGGTGGCTGCTAAGACTCGCTCGATGGTAGAGAAACAGTTCAGTGTGGTAGGTGACTGGAAGCAAGCAGTACTATTTGGACAGAACAAATTCCCTCCAGGTGGTAAGGCTATCACGATTACTGAAGGGGAATTCGATGCACTGGCATGCTATCAGTTGACAGGCTCTCGCTACCCAGTGGTATCCATCCGTAACGGTGCTACATCCGCATTGAAGGATTGCCGAGCAAGCTTCGAGTACTTGGATTCCTTTGATAAGATTGTGATCTGCTTCGATAACGATGAACCTGGACAGCAAGCAGCTAACCAAGTGGCTGAGTTGTTTGGTAGTAAAGCCCATGTGTTTAGATTCAAACAGGCTGAGCTCAAGGATGCCAATGATTATCTGATTCGTGGCATGACGAAGGAGTTTGTGGAGCAGTGGTGGGATGCTGAGAAGTATGTACCTGATGGTATCGTGGCAGGGTCTACATTGTGGGAGCTAGTCAATCAACCAGTGGAGAAGGCTGAGGTGCAGTATCCCTACGAAGGGATGAACTATCTGACCTACGGTATTCGCTTAGGAGAACTAGTCACAGTTACTGCTGGATCAGGACTCGGTAAGTCTCAGTTCATGCGGGAGATTGTGTGGCAGATCCTGAATAAGACTGAGGATAATATTGGTCTCATGTTCTTGGAGGAGTCGGTCAAGAAAACTGCTAAGAGTTTGATGTCCCTTGCTGCGAACAAACCATTACACTTACCTGATTGTGATGTTGAAGAGGAGGAACTACGACATGCATTTGATGCTACCCTTGGAACTGATCGTGTATTTTTGTTTGATCATTTTGGGTCTACCGCCATTGACAATATTATCAACCGAGTACGCTTCATGGCAAAAGGTCTTAATTGTCGTTATGTATTCCTTGATCACGTATCGATTGTGGTCAGTGCTCAGGAGAACGGTGACGAAAGGAAAGCACTAGACGAGATCATGACTAAGCTGCGTACCATTGTGCAGGAGACTGGCATTGCATTGTTTGTGGTATCCCATCTCAAGCGTCCTGAATCTAAGGGGCATGAGGAGGGGGCTGCTACGTCGCTGGCTCAGTTGCGTGGGTCAGGGTCGATTGCCCAGCTATCGGATATGGTGCTTGGTCTTGAGCGTAATGGGCAGCACGAGGATGAGCAGGAACGCAACACGACTTATGTGCGTATCTTGAAGAATCGTTTTAGTGGGTTAACTGGATTGGCTTGTCGTCTACTGTATCGTCGTGATACTGGTCGGATGTCAGAGCTACCACCTGAGGAGAAAACATTATGAAAAAGATTTTACTTGCAGTAACTGCTATGTTAGTGTATAATAGTAGCATGGCTTGTACGACTACGACTGTGATGTCTCCTAATGGGAACATCGTAGTGTGTACGGTATGCCCTCAGTTGGTGGTATGCCGATGATTAAATGGACAGGAACTGCACTATGTTTAATTGGAATAGCGTTAACTAGCTTCAATGTATATCCCCTTAATATATTATTTGGATTGGTTGGATCAGGCTTGTGGACTTATGCTGGTATATTGCAGCGTGATATACCTTTGATCCTGGTTGAAGCAGTAGCAGTTGCTTTATATTTTGCGGGAGTAGTCTCTTATGTAACATATTCGTTACATTACTGGCTATAAGGTAACATTTATATTACATTAAGGAATGATATGAGTTTATTACAGATGCCTAAGGTTATTGAATCAGTCAATGAACTAGGTCAACGAGTTGCTAAGTTAGAACTAATGGTGAAGGAGTTGCAAGATGCTTTCGTACTCGCTACCCAGCAGAATGTAGTCAACGCTGCTGAGGCAGTGGTGAAGAAAGCCAAATCAAAATGAAAGAATCCTTAATAGTAGTTGCTGCGTTACTTGGTTTAATAGTAGGCTTCTTAGTTAGCGAACACAAGCACAGACTAGATAACATTCAATGCAGTAGTTACTCTACGAAGTACTCTAAGTGGGATGGTTACTTAGCACGAGATGAGTTCGGAGATATTCGTTGCTTCTGGTTAGAGCGTGAGTATCCTTGGAGAACTAGACAAGGAGTACCAGTGTAGTGTGGCAATGTCCTCCATTAAATTTATTTAATTGGAATAACTTTTGGAAATGGAAATCAATGAGAAAGATTATTCTCGATATAGAAACTAACAGCACACACGATAAGATTTGGATGTGTGTAACCAGAGAAGTAGGAGGAGAAGTAACAGTATGGAAGGAAGCAAACGGATTACAAAAGTATTTGGACAGTTGCGATTTGATTATCATGCACAACGGAATATGCTTCGATGCCCCAGTACTGAGCAGGAACTGGAACATTACGATGAAGCAGAACCAAATGTACGACACGCTCGTGTCAAGTCGACTGCTAAACCCAAGTCTAGAGGGAGGACATAGTCTCGAAGCATGGGGTCAACGTTTAGGTTTTCCTAAGGGAGACTTCAAAGATTGGGACGCTGGATATTCTGCGGAGATGGAAGCCTATTGTATCCAAGATACTTTAGTAACAGAGAAGTTGTACCTACATTTAACTGCTGAACTTAAGGCAAAGAAATTTGAAGAGAGGAGTATTAAACTTGAGCACGATGTACAAAAGATCATTACAAAGCAAGAAGCAAACGGCTTCAAGCTCAATGAGAAAGAAGCTATCACTTTATTATCAACGCTTCAAGCTAAGCTTGTTCTTCTTGAAGCTGAGCTACAAAGCATTTTTCCAACCAAAGTTATCCCACGAATATCCGAAAAGACAGGTAAAGAACTCAAGCCACTCATCGAGCCCTTTAACCCAGGAAGTAGAAAACAAATTGGAGAACGACTTCAAGAAAAGGGTTGGAAGCCAGAGAAATTCACGGAAACAGGGCAGCCAATCGTCGACGAAGGGACGCTCGAAGGCTTAGATTTTCCTGAAGCTAGAGCTATCGCTGAGTACTTGTTACTACAGAAAAGAATAGCACAGATTGATTCATGGTTGAAAGTAGTACAGAAGGATGGACGAGTGCATGGCAAGGTAATAACGAATGGTGCAGTCACTGGACGAATGACACACCACAGCCCGAACATGGCACAAGTACCTAGTTGTGGTAGCCCCTACGGAGAAGACTGTAGGGATCTTTGGATTGTAGAGAAAGGATATAAGTTAGTTGGTATCGATGCCTCTGGTTTAGAGCTTCGAATGCTGGCTCACTATATGCAAGACGATGCGTATATTTATGAGGTCACACAAGGTGATATCCACACAGCCAACCAGAAAGCTGCTGGACTCGAAACACGTTCTCAAGCGAAGACGTTTATCTATGCATTCCTCTATGGTGCAGGGGCTGCCAAGATCGGGAAAGTTGTGGGTGCTGGAGCACAAGAAGGACAAAAACTTATTGATGCTTTTCTGGAAAACACTCCCTCGCTCGATGTCCTTAGGAAAAAAGTGGCTAACATATGCAAGCTATCGGGATCGATACCAGGTCTTGATGGACGCAGACTACACGTTAGGTCTGACCACGCAGCACTCAACACACTTCTCCAAAGTGCGGGTGCGATTGTCATGAAGCAAGCGTTAGTCTTGTTGGATACAAGGCTGCAGCAATTAGGAATAGATTACAAGTTCGTAGCGAATGTGCATGACGAATGGCAGATTGAAGTAGTAGAATCAGATGCAGATATGGCAGGTAAATTAGGAGTACGAGCTATCGAGGATGCAGGTCGTGTCTTGAATATGCGATGCCCTCTCACTGGCGAGTACAAGGTAGGTAACTCATGGAAGGAAACACACTGATGGATGAAATTAGACAAGCAGTCTTAGTATTATTACGAGAAGGTAAATCAATACAACAGATTCATTTAGATCTTACTGCGATTATTAAAGAGCTTCAATCGTCTGGTGTCTATATGCAAGCGATTAAAGAAGCGGACTTTGCACCATGAAAGTAGAAGAGTTACCAGAGCATGTAGAACCATTAGTTATTCTTGGAAGCGACAACGATTACTTGACTGTCTATACTTGTCTATCTAACGAGGATACTATTGAAATGCTACGTCGATCACTGCATATTCTAGAATTAGAAAACGCACTCGATGTAGAAAATAAGTTGCACTTGCATTAAAAATAGTGTATAATATATGTAGTTGTTTACTAAGGAGAAATAAATGGAACAAGCAAAACCAGTACCAATCAAAGCCGATCTCTTCTGGGCTTCACTCAATGAGAAGAACAAGTACTCTGAGAAGTACCAAGTAGATCTTTGCAACCTCTCGAAAGATGCTATCAAGACTTTGATGGACATGGGTATCAATGTTAAGAACGATGCCAACAAACCAGATCAAGGCTTCTTCGTTACTGCTAAGAGCAAGTTATATCCTATCCTTGCAGTGGATGAGAAGGGCAGCCCTATCAATGTAAAGGTTGCTAATGGCTCTAAAGGTGTAGCACTGATCAAACCATACAGCTATAATGTTGGTGGTAAGAAAGGTGTAGGAGTTGGTATCAGCAAGATCATTATTAAAGAATTGATCGAGTACAAACCACAAGGTGTTAACTTAGCAGACATCGAGGAAGAAGCTCTCTGATGCATCTTGCCCTAATTGATGGGGACATCTTAGTATATCGCATTGGCTTTGCTTCTGAAGATGAACCAGAGTCAATAGCGATTGCTAGGTGTGGTGAGTTTTTAGAGAACTTAATCCTATTTAATGGCTTCGAATCTTACAAAGGATACTTAACAGGCGGAAATAATTACAGGCACGAGATAGCTACGACTGCTCCGTACAAGGGTAATCGTAAAGCTGCAAAGCCACAACACTACGATTTGCTCAGAGACTACATGCAAACTGCATGGGGATTTGAGATGATCGAAGGACAAGAAGCAGACGACGCTATTGGTATCGCAGCGTATGCTCTTGAGCCAGGTGAGTATTGTATCTGTACCATTGATAAAGACTTAGACATGATTCGTGGTGATCACTTTAATTTTACTAAAGACCATCGCTACTTCGTGACTGAGGAAGAAGGGATTAGGAATTTTTATAAACAAATTTTAACTGGTGATAGGGTAGACAATGTTGTTGGGATTAAAGGCATTGGAGCAGTTAAAGCAGAGAGAATACTTAAAGAATGCAAAGACGAAAACGAAATGTATCTTGCTGTCCTGGAAGCTTACAAAGGAGACGCAGCAAGGGTGCTGGAGAACGGACAGTTACTGTGGATAAGAAGGCAGTCAAACGAGATTTGGATTCCTCCAAAGCTATCTACGTCCAGTGGGTCGACGCAGTTGCAGACTCAGGATGGGAAGATGGAGTTAAAGCAGAAATCCACCTCTGCCACACCATCGGCTTCTTAGTAAGCGAGACAGCCGACGCTTTATGTATTGCATCGACAGTGTCTAAGGAAGATAGTAACGCTAGGATGCACATACCAAAGGCATGGATTAAGAAACGAAAGGTAATTAAAGTTGAAACCCCAGTCAGCAAAAGCAAAAGGAAGAAAGTTACAGCAGTGGGTGCGGGATCAGATACTCCAACGATTCCCTACGCTGAGCACTGATGATGTCAGAAGCACAAGCATGGGAGCGAGTGGAGAAGATGTACAGCTTAGCTCGGCTGCTCGTAGTCTTTTTCCTTTTCAGATTGAATGCAAGAATCGTAAAGCTATTGCTGTCTTCAAGGATTATGAACAAGCTCAGACGCATGGATTAGTCGAGCCCCTCGTAGTCTTGAAGCAGAATAATAGTAAGCCTCTTGTGTTAGTAGATGCTGAATACTTTTTTGATTTAGTAAAGCGTGGTAGTTAGTTACAGAAAGTTCTTACTGTATCGACTGCTCCGTACACTTAGGAGAATAAATGGAACACGAATCAGATCGGATTAACCGATATACGTTTGAGTTTATTGAAGGTGGAGAAGTAGACGCTAAGTACGGCTTCCCTTTTAATAAAGAACTTAGACATGAGTTTCAAATCCCTGCTAGTCAGTCGTGGGATTATGTTATGAGGGAGTTCATCTCCTTCTTGTCTAACATTTATGGATATGAAATTAAAATAGAAGGATACAATGACGACCCACTTGATAATACCAGACTGTCAGATCAAACCTGGTCATGACTATAGTTATTTAAAGTCGATTGGAAACTATATTGTTAAGAAGCGTCCTGATGTTATTATTAATATTGGCGACTTTGCGGACATGCCTTCACTATCAAGCTATGATAAAGGAAAGAAGTCCTTCGAGGGTCGACGATATAAACACGATGTAGCTGCAACACATGAAGCAATGGACATCTTATTGAAACCACTGCGTGACTTACAAGCAAGACAGCGGAGGAATAAAGATAAGGTATATAAACCACGAATGGTGTTAACGATTGGTAATCACGAGCATCGTATTAATCGTGCAGTTGAAAACGATTCGATGTTAGACGGTACAATCTCTATTGAGGATTTAAAATATGCTGAAGCTGGTTGGGAAGTTATTCCGTTTGAGCAGCCTATCATTATTGATGGTGTTCTATATTCCCATTATGTTACTGCAGGAGCTCTTAATAGACCTGTTGGCTCGGCAGCAGCCATTATCTCCAAGAAGCACCAGTCGTGTGTGGTGGGGCATCAACAAGGCAGACAAGTTGCTTACGCTACTAGAGCAGATGGGAAGACGCTTACAGCGATAATCGCAGGGAGTTGTTATGAACACGACGAAGATTACTTGGGAGCACAAGGCAATAACTATTGGAGAGGTATTGTGGTCTTACACGAAGTTCGTGATGGTTGCTTCGATGAGATGTTTGTTTCCTTAGACTTTTTAAAGAAGAGGTATTTATGAATCCAGTAGCAATGCCTAAGCCATACGGATATGTAGAAGCAGAGCTTACGCTTGAAGAATACTTTCGTAGGCTGCAAGTAGAAGAACCAGAGCTCAGCTCCTACGCTCCTGAGTTAGATAAACCTAGGGACAAGCAAGTAGGTGGTAAGCACTATCATCAAGGTAAAGGTATCCAGCCTTGGGATATTATTGATGCTTGGGAGCTTGACTTCTGGGAAGGAAACGTGGTAAAATATATATTGCGTTGGAAACACAAAGACGGAGTACAAGACTTAGAGAAAGCGAGGCATTACCTTGACTACATCATTAGTAAAAATTCTTAACGATGCACACAAATTGGAGAAGGAAATGAAACCACAAAAGACAGTAAAATTTAATAAGTTTTTCCCAGACGATAATGCATTCATCACAGTAGATGGACGCTTGGATGACATCAATGACTGGCAAGTTAACATGACAGTACAAGCAGATACCAAGAATGTAGTGAGCTTCTGGTGCAGTGACTGGAATCATAAAGAGTCAGTTGCTCAGCTCAAAGCATTTCAAGAAGCAGCACAAAAGACCATCGACTTTATCGAAGCATGTTTGACTCAACCAGCTAAGGCTGCTAAGGTTAACGCTGCTAAGCGAACTGCTAAGAAAAAGTAAAATGAATCGTACTCTTACACTGCCAGAGTTAAAAGAACGGTTGAAGAGTTTGGACGAGGTATTACTTCTGGAGCTACTCGACATAGCTTCAGAAGATTTAGTAGAAACTTTTAGTGACACTATCGAAAACAATTATAACAGACTTCTAAAAGAAGTAGATTGGGAAGAAACTGAATGACAGAATTTAACACACCGTTTAGTACCGTAGGATATATTACATACAAAAGGACATACGCTCGTCGCTTGAATGAAGCAGATCCTGGTAGTCCTACAGAAGAGTTTGAAGACACAGTGAATCGTGTCGTAGCAGCGTCTAATGATCAGCTTAAGTGTGGCTTTACTGACGCTGAGAACAAACGCTTACAGAAGTATCTAATGGAATTGAAGGGTACTGTAGCAGGTCGCTTCTTGTGGCAAATGGGGACAGAGACGGTAGGTCGCTTAGGTCTGGCTAGTCTACAGAACTGTGCCTTCACTGTGATAGATCACCCAGTACGTCCCTTTACTTGGGCAATGGACTTATTAATGTTAGGATCTGGAGTTGGATATAATATTCAAAGAGAACATGTACAAAAACTTCCTCCTGTTAACTCCAGTTTTGTTACTCCTACTCGTGTGGATAGTAACGACGCTGACTTTATCGTGCCTGATTCTCGTGAGGGATGGGTGCAGTTACTTGGTAAGACTCTTAAGGCAGCTTTCCTCAGCGATAGTAAAACTACTTTTACGTATTCTACTATCCTAGTAAGAGGTAAAGGTTCTCCTATCAAGGGCTTCGGAGGCACTGCTTCAGGTGCTGAAGATTTATGTTGGGGTATTGCTAAGATCAGTGAGATCTTGGAGAAGAGAGCAGGTAGACAGCTACGCTCTATCGACTGCCTCGACATCATGAATATTATCGGTGCAGTAGTAGTTGCTGGTAATGTAAGACGCTCTGCTCAGATTGCTATTGGTGATCCTGATGACGTTGAATACTTATTGGCTAAACGGTGGGACATGGGTAACATCCCTTCGTGGAGAGCTATGTCTAATAACAGTGTAGTATGTAACGACTTCAAAGATCTCCATGAGTATTTCTGGGATGGGTATGAAGGCAAGGGCGAGCCTTATGGTTTAATAAACCTAAAGCTTAGCAGAAAGATTGGAAGACTGGGAGAGACTCAGTATCCTGATCCTAAGGTGATGGGTTACAATCCATGTGCTGAGCAGTCCCTCGCTCCTTATGAGACTTGTTGCTTAGCTGAGATATATCTATCGAATGTAACTAGTAAAGAAGAATTCGTAGACATCTGTAAGCTGCTGTATAGAATCAACAAGCACAGTCTCGCACTACCCTGCCATCTCGAAGAGACTGCAGATATTGTACATAGTAATATGCGGATGGGCATCGGAGTTACTGGTGTCTTGCAAGCAAGTGATGAACAACGTAGCTGGTTATCTGAAGCTTATGAAGAGTTACGAGCTTTCGATAAAGAGTACAGTGCTAAGCATGGCTTTCCTGAGTCAGTAAAACTTACCACTGTTAAACCTTCAGGCACTCTGTCGTTATTGCCAGGTGTTACTTCGGGTTGTCATCCTGCGTATTCTCGGTACATGATTCGTAGGATTCGTATCGCAGCAGACCACGCTTTAGTACAAGTCTGTCGTGATCACGGTTATCCTGTGGAGTATCAGCGTAACTTTGATGGTAGTGAAGATCACAGTACAATGGTAGTTAGCTTCCCATTCTGCTATCCAGAGGGAACAAAGTTAGCTGCTGAGATGACTGCGATTGATCAGTTAGAAGTAGTGAAATGGTTGCAAGCTCATTGGTCAGACAATAGTGTTTCCTGTACAGTGTACTATCGTAAGGAAGAACTACCTGAGATTAAGAAGTACCTTGCTAAGAACTACAAGAACAACCACAAGTCCTTGTCTTTCTTGCTACACAATGAGCATGGTTTTCATCAAGCACCATTGGAGGAGATTACTAAAGAGCAGTATGAGGAGCTAGTTGCTAAGACTCGCTTGATTACTAAGATTGATGAAGCATCTTTTGATGGAGGGGACGAGTGTGCCAGTGGTGCATGTCCAGTTAAATGAAACTAGAACTACTAAGCTTAACTGAAAATGAGGATGGATCTGCTGATCTTGAAGTAGATGTGGACGAGGAAGCAAAGAAGCTTTTACTTCAGGTAGGCTTAGAAGCCATCATCATCCGAGCAATTGAAAGTTATAAGGAAAAATTAAATGAGTCTTGAACTATACTTTCTCACTGGATTTATGGTAGGTTTTGAATATGTCTCTGATTATGATGATTGTCGACATCTAATCGTAGACTTAGGAATATTCAGACTACTGTTTTCTTTTGAGCGTTAACTTAATAGCCCTCTTCGGAGGGTTTTTTTATGATAAGAACATAGCTCTTTCGTCATTACGACGATTGACTAATCCTTTTAAGACTTTACCGCCACCGATAGTATACTTGAGAAACTCTTCGGCAGCACCTTCCATATCGCCTCTAAGAACCTTCTGACGGAGTGTGCTTCGCTGTAGTGTTCCCAAGCCAACATTAAAGCTAAAGCTAACAAGAGCATCGAACTGACCTTGAGTGAGCTGGACAGGACAGTAGCGTTCAACACCTCGTTCAAAAGTAGCAAGGTCTTTTCTAAGAATGTCATCTACTTCCTCCATCGATATTTTCTTATTCCATCCCTCAGGAATTGGTAACGATTTACGCTCCGCTAAGGGAACTCTAGCGTGTGTGGGATCTATCACATGCCCGACACCAATCGTCCACAATAAAGCGGGACACTGGTATGGGGTAGTTCTCACTCCTTCGTGATGCTTGATAACTTTAATTGACTTGTCACTTACATTCATTTTCTAGAGAACGCCTGTGTTCCGAACCAGAACGCAATAATAGAGGCAAGGATCTGCATCTCATCGGCATCGAATACCATAGGGATAGCTTCTGCGAATGCTGCTCCACTAGACCACGCCCACCATATCGAAGCAATATCTACTACAATAAGAAGGAATACAAATAAATAAGTAACCACTGGTCTTACAGAAGCACGTAGGTTAATAATCCACTGCGATGCACCCTTACCAATCTCGATGTCATGGGCATACATAGCAGACCGTTCTTGAGCCTGTGTCTCCATCTGTACTTGCTCAGTCTTTATCTCTTCTATTCTAGCCTGGGCAGCATAACCACGTTCTAACATCTGGAGTTCACGCTCCATCTGCATACGAGCTAGTTCTAATTCGTGGGACTTATCGGACTTATCTTGGAAGAAGTCTAGTAATTTAGGTAGTCCACCCATTAGGAAGGACAAAGCAGTTGATATTAGTGTGAACATTATTTACCCTTTATGACCCCAAGTAATGTAGTAAGCAATGATTGCAGCCAAAGCATAGCACATAAGTAATGCTCTACGACTCTTAGCCAGATCTTTTCTAAACTCTTGATTAAGTTCATTGTCTTGTTTCTCTATCTTTTGTTTAATGGATTCGATCTCATTCCAGCGTTTAGCTCCATGCTTTCTTATGAAATCAGCTTTAACTTTAGCTTCTTCGATACGGATGGTTTCTTGACGTTGCCATTCCATCAATGCTCTTTTGAAGTACTGCTCTTTAAAGACCTGAGATTCTCGTATCTGTCTTCTACGTTCTAAGTCTTTCTGTTGTGCTGCCGATGCAGCGTCTTTCTGTACATCAGTGATACTCTTAGTAATGGTTTTGCTAACTTCACGACTAGCATCCATACTACTAGTTACAGATTTTGCTCCTTCTAAAAATCCAAATTGATCTGACATATCTCATTCTTCTAGCTCTAATCCTTTTTTCTCAAGCCTTGCTCTAACATACTGAGTTCTAAAGTCAGGGTCTTGTAGTTTCTCTGCTAATAATAAATTTGTTGCTGCTTTTCTAGCACTTCTAAGTCCTTTTTCTAAAATTACTTTCTTCAAAGTATCAGGAGCATTTTGATATCCTGGAGATGAAATAATACCAGGAAGAATTGTATCAGCATACTGACTAGAAAGTGATTGATATTTAGCTTGATCTACTCCATTTAACTCTACACCTCGTAAAGACTTGCTAGGTAAATTGTAGTCTACTTTAGTACGAGCTACTTCTTCTTGTATTGCTGTACGCTGAGCAGGAGTAGACTGTAATCCAGTATAAGCTGCTAAACCATAGGAAAGATTCTCTCGTTCTCCTCCAAATAATTTAGACTGTGCAGGTAGTTCTTGTCTTGAAGGAACAGGAAGACCTAAACCAAAGTCAGGTATACGAGATTGTACTGCTTCTCCGAAACTAGTAACTACACGAGCATAGGGATCTCTACCACGTGCAGGAGCTGCAATAATAGATGGAACTAGTAAACCAGCAAAGCTATTCACAAAACTACCACCGTAACGCTCTGGATCGTGCAGTGTTTGTAGAAGACCAGAGACACCTTCTAAGTATGTCTTAGAAATAATATTCTTAGTCACACCTGCTACAACATCAATTACTAATTGCTTTTCTTTTTTAGTATCGTAGGAGGGTTTATCTACATAGTCACGCACTGCGTTAATACCATCAACACTAGATCCCATAATTGTAGCTAATGGCTCAACACGAGCGTAAGCATACCAACGATCTCCGATGCGAATACTGTACTCAGGAATACCTGCAGCAATCATAGCGTTACGTTTGTTAGCATCTTTAGGATACGAACCAGTAATGTTTCCTTCTACGATTTGCTGAGCTAACGCAGCAGTAATACCCATGCCAATTGCAGTACGAGCAACCTTAACATCTGTAGGAGTATTCTTAGCGAAGACACCTAACGGAGTATAAGACAGAGCATCCTTCATAATGTTGATAGGAGTCTTAACGAAGGGAATTACTGGAGCTACCCAAGGATGAGCTGCTCGGAGTGCTAAAAGTTTATTACCAAAGCTTCCTAAGTCTGCTTGGAATGTAGCTTGCTTAGCAAAGTTACGAACATCTTCTACTAGTTTAGTACGTACATTGTCAGGAAGTCCTGCTAGTTCAGGAGCTTTTAGGATGTTATCTTTCCAGTCTAGGCTCTTAGTGTTTACTCTACGCAAAGCACTGTATACTGCCTCAGGATCTCCGAACTTACCAGAAGAAGCTAGTCGATATGCTTGAGCATTATATTCCATGCGACGGAAAATAGATTTAAAGAACTCGTCAACACCAACGCTAAGACGACTAGGGACACGAACTACTTGACCTAAGAGTTTTTCTGCTCTAGTAGCACCTTCTTGAGCACCAATAGCACCACGAATCTCAGGCATTGCTGCATCTAGTGGAGAGCCACGTAGTAGTCCTTCTTTAGTAAAGTAAGCAGACTCTAGTAGTCCGTCCATTAAACCTCTAAATGCTGGAAGAACTTCTCCAATCTTTGCCTTAGAAAACGGATTAGCAGCTTGAAGAATACGCTCAGTACCTAGTAGACCAATCTTAGCGACACCAGAGAAAGCATTAACTGCAGTAGTAGCAAGACCAGAGATGTAGGAGTTGACTACAAACTCACCGAATTTATCTGCCCATCCTGGCTGCTTAACTGCATTTTTAGTTAGATTAGCTAACGCTTCTGTCTTACTAAAACTTGTCCCAGGAGCTGCCTTAATCTGCGAGACAGCGTCACGTAATGCAAAGATGTCTCCTAATTCTTTACCACCGTTTTTACTCAGCCCTTTGAGGATCTCCTCAGTAGAACCTAAGACTTTCTTCTGAGCTTTAGCTGCTGCTAGGGCACGACCAATATTAGATACGTTACCAATAGCGGAGAAAAGAATAGGTTTAACTTCATCGAAGTCTTTCTTAAAGACTGCAGCGATCTCTGCGTCAGTCATACCAGCAGCACGACCATTTAAGAATAGTTCATCGATGGAGTTGATAAGATCTACACCACGCTGCAGAGCAGGGATGTAAGCATTGATTAGATCACGACCGCCTAGTTCTTGTACCTTACGGTTAAGTAAGAAATTTACTGCAGAATCAGCAGGAATATTAAGAGGGGTTGTATCTAATTCAGTAGCTACAGCTCCTTTGTTTGCTGATACAAGACGAGTTAGTAACTGCTCTGGATCTTCTGTTTTATATCCAGCTTTGAGATATGCTGCTAAGTTCTGTTCACGTAATGGATTATCTGCACTAAACGCAGCAGTAAACCTAGACGTAGGTATATCAGTTAGTCTAAACGGAGCATCTGTAAATAGAGTACGATAATCTCCACTAGCAATCTCAGTAGTTAGTTTCTGTGCTAGTTCACTGTCTTCTAATTGTTGCAGCAAGGGAACAATACTGTCTTGTAGTTCTACATTCTTAGCAGTACTAACTTGAGCAATCTCTTGAGCTAATGGACTTAGTGGTACATTCTCCTGCACAGCACCAGTAGTTAATCCAGTCTTAACATCTTGCAGTTCTTTACCTGCTTGCTTTACTACTCCACGACTAGTACGATTAACCAATGCTCCGATTGTACCACCCAGTGCTCCTCCTAAGACTACACCAGCAGCACCAGAAGCTACTCTTCCTAAGTCTTCCTCAGCATAGATAGGCTGTAATGCACCAGCAGCTCCTCCACCCACTGCACCACCTACTACTAATCCTTTTGCTCCTTTGAGTAATAGTGATCCAGGGATTAGTGTGGATGGGTTTACTAAACTACCAGCAATTGTACCGAGCACACCAGATATAGGATTCTCTGCAGTCATCTGCCTAACACGAGATTCTGCAGCCACCTGCTCTGCAGTGGGTTCTTGACCTAATAACTGAGCAGCACCAGTAATCTCAGATCCAACAGCCTGACGAGCTGCAGCCGTAAAGGTTTCAAACGCAGTTGCATCAGTACGGTTTAGATATTCAACAATATCTTTATCTGTTAATCCAGCCTTGCGAGCACCTGCTAAATCATAGTCAGTGCCTTGTGCTAAGTATTCTGCAATGTCAGCAAAGGATAAGCCAGCTTTTCTAGCTCCTAAAACATCATATGTAGCCATGTGACTCCTACTGAATAACTACTCGATTGCCGAAGTTCCGCTGAATCTTTGCTTGCAGTGCTTGTATTCTTTGATTTATTTCTGCCTGATATGCAGGTTCAGTTTGTAATCTTATTAAGTTTGCTTGAGCATCTGCTTGAATCTGCTTATACTCTGGATCTAATGCAATACTATAAGTTCCAGTTTCTTGGTTATATGGACTAGCTACAACAGGAACTGCTTGAGCAGGTGCAGCAGCGGGAGCTGGAGCAGTTGTAGCAGGAGCTGACGGAGCAGCAGCAGCAGGTTGGTTACGCTTATCAAACTGAGCAGCACTTGGTTTATCTTTTGAAGCAGCACCAGAAGCAGGTGGAGGAGTACCGCCAAACAAGTTCTCACTTAACGGTTTAACTTTCTCTTCTCCTGTCTTCTTATCAATGATAACAATATGCGACGGAGTGACACCATTCTGTGCAATAACTTTAAAGTCATACTTACCTGAAGCAATCTGTTCTCTAAAGTTTTGAGCTTGAGCTTTTTGTGCTTCTGTTTGTGCGTTCTTGAGTTCGATGTCAGCAATTTGTTTTGCTCTATCAAGATCTCTAGCATAGGTAACTTGACCTAATAGACCAGCTAACTCATTAGCTTTTGTGTTTCCTGCTTCTGTTCCTAGTCCACGTTGCTTAGCAATCTCTGACATAAGTTCATCAGGATTCTTAGCATAGTAGTCAATCTGAGCAGACTTAGTGCGGATCTCTTCGCCCTTAGCTTTAGTAAGTTCAGACTGCGTTCTACGTAATTGCTC